CGCAAAATAGGGTTAGCCGAAACACCAATATAAATAATTTGATCTAACGCCATCTCCGCAACTTCTTCTGGGGTAAAGCCACGCCCAGAGACCATCATTGCTTTTACTTCGCCTAGTAAGGCACCACCAACAGAGCTAATCATTACCCCACCTTAATTTTAACTTGCCCATCACGGTACATATCCTGACGTAGTTTGCCATCCCCCATATTTTTCAGCAAGGAAATTGCGTGTACATACATTTTTTCGTAATTGGCAACTAGGTCTGGCTCGCCTTTCATAAACCGAATAGCTTCGACCAGTGCGCCGTTTAACAACGCAGAATCAAACGAATCACCCAACCATGTAGTGCCCGCAGTCACAATAGACTCAGGGTAATACCCAAAGTGCATCTCAACAGCGTAACCTGCATCTGGGGTTGGTCCTACGATAAAAGTTGTTTGGTCAAAAATACCGTAGTGTTGTGGTCTTCCCGTAACGGTAGAGGTTGGATAGGCTTCACGAATGAAGTTTACGTCTTTGTTTAATAGGAAATGGTACGCCGCATTTGCGTCAATAACCGCAAGAGAATACACGTACAACATGCTCGTGGGCATCGTTAGATATTTGTTGTTAGTGGTTAACGTGCCAGTCTGGTTTTTGCGCAGCGCGGGTATCTCTACGGTAGCATATATCTTCTGCTCCGCCTGCTGCGTAAACATAGCAAGCTGGTCTGCGGTAAACGTGTTCTCGCAGATGTCTTGTATGTTAGTTGTTAGTGCGGCGTAGTTCATCCGTTAACCCATAGGACCACGAGAAAGGGTGCCTTTAGTGGCTGCGCCAGCACCGCGCATTTTAACGCCGGAGGTCTTAGTCCCCGGTTGTGCGTCGCGGGTAATGTTGCCTACAGACATGTTAACTTTATCTGCCGTAGCAGAAGTGCCACTGCTAATGACAATATCGCCACCAGACATGGTATGGGGCTTGGCGTAACTAGCTGCTGAAAGATTGTGCTTAGCCATGATTATCGACCCCTACCTGATTTGCTAGACGAAGACGTTCTCTGGTTGACTACTTTAGCCATACCACGACCCATTGCCTTCATGTTGGAGTTTGTTTTGCCGCCTTTAGCGAAGCCTTTAGCATGCATTGCTTTTTCATGCCCTTTGACAGCCTTGGTAGCAATGCCTTTAACCTGCTTAACGTCACCGCCGCTCATGTAATTTGTACCAGTTTTGCCTTTCATAAGACGCTCCTAAGTGATAACTATTCCAACACTACCAATGAACCCTGTAGCTACAACCGAGCCCGATGGTTGCAACCTTGCTCTGCTTTGCGGGTACCCAGTAAAGTCTGGCCTCGGGTTCCGTATCGCTTGCGGATCGTATATAGGACGCTCACCTATGTGTAACTGTGGGTGGTCTGCGTTCCAACATTCTTGACACGCCTGAATGTTAGTATCCTTGCCCTTTACGATTAACGCTTTTAACTCTCTACGCTTGTACCGGAAACCGCAAATATCGCATTCCGCTATTGCAATCCGCGCCGAAGCAAATCTGCTACTCATGCTTATCTCCTAGGAGAACGCGGTACAAACCTGATCGGAGCTTTCTCTCGGTCTTCTTGTCCAGCAAGATCATATTGTTCGTCATACACAGCTTTCAACATTGGAAGCCGGTCTACAAGTTCTGGGGTCTTCATCGCAATGTAATAAGCCAGTCCCGCTGCTACAGCGGGTAGGAAACGGAAACTCATGTCCGGTGTATTTATCCCCGTGCCCGCGTCTTCAATACGGCGCATACGCCAGTACACAAACAAGTAATAGGGGGCTAACGAGGTTCCTTGGTCTGGCACAGGCCATATCACAATCTTTGGAGTGTCACGCAGACGGTCTATTTTGACTTGTATGGGGCGACCTTGGGTCTGTTTATTAGGTATGGAGGCGTAGGTAGAAACGCTGATACGAGAAATTGTAATGTCTTGCTGAGTGCTATAGTTGCCATTCCCGGTGCGGATAACGTGCTCTAGTAGGTCAATGGTATCCGCAGGTAGATTGTACTCTTCCTGTCCTTGGACGAGGTTGATATACCCCTCCTCAATGCACCACATGTTAATGCCACGGTTAGCCCACTCAATGGTCATCAAATTCATAGACCGGCGGGCAGTACGTAAGTCGTAACCAGAACGCATCTCGCGCCCAGCTCTTTCCCACGCTTCCTCAGCGAGCTCAGTGAACTCCATGTTAAATACTGAGGTACCCGAAGTTGCCATTACCTAAATCCCGCTGTTTTCTTTGCAATCTTTTTGGGTTGCGCTACAAACTGTTTCCCTGCTTTTTTGCCAGCCCGCTTCGCCTTTGTTGTTGCGGCGTATTCAGCAGCACTAAGGTTTTCAATCGCGGCTTTTGGCAAATACCTTTCGCCCGTTTTACTGGACGGCTTGCCGCTTTTAGTTGTCCATTTCTGATCGCCCCAATCTTTCAGGGATTTCTGGGGAGCTTTCAATCTTTATACCCTCCACCTGCCGCTTTATAGCGTTTAGCCATTACTTGCGCTTTTCTTGCGCTCCATTGGCCTGCACCTGTACCTGCAATTGCCGCAGCTTTAACACTGTTAAAAATACGTTTGCGTAACTCGGGCTTAGTGTAATTTCCTGCCTCATTTACCTTAGATTTTGCTTCACCGCCCTCTTTCATATAACCCATTTTGTTACGCACTTCAGTAGGTAGTTTGGAAAGTCCCGTTTTATCTTCTGGCACTTTTTTTAACTCCCCGCCAGCCGCCATCTTTTTAGTTAAAAATAGTTTATCAACCATTTCTATTCTTTGAGGCTTAGTTGTAACTTTATTAATAACACTTAGACGTTTGGCTTTGCTGTTTCCTTCATCATAAAAGCCAGCCTTTTTTAAAGATTTAGCTACTTCACCTTGTTTCATATAGTTATCAGCGGCGTTTACTTTTCCGCCTTTATCATATTGCGTGAAGTCAGTGTCATCCCGACGGGATGTAGTTTTTCCGCCGGGCATCTTGGACTTGTTAATTATGCCCATACCACGGGAGGGCATCATACAAACTTACCTTTGGTTTTGCCTTTTATTGCACAACCATCAGCGCGTTTTGAAGCGGAGCTAACGCTGCCGCCTTTCTTGTACCCCTCGTCTTTTAGTCCTTCCCTATATCCTCTTTTACCCGCTGCGCGGTCGTCCATACCTACTTTTTCTGACATATAAGCGTCAGCGTCGTCAATTTTATCTCCAAGGTACTGCCCCGCTCTTTCAATATACGCCAGAGGAGTGCCTAGTACGCCCCGCGCGTCGACGATCTATTTTGGCGTTTAGCACCTGCTTTGCGCCCCATTTCACGGGAGGTGTCGTAACTTTTATCAAGCTCCTGTTGTCTTTTCCGTTGGCGCTCAAGGCCTGGCATGTCCATCCCGCCTCGCACCATCACCTCTAAAGGTAGTTTTTTGTTAGCCATAATCGTCTCCTAGCAGGCCATTCCGCCTGAGTTCATTTTAACAACTTTACCTTTGGTTTTGCCTTTCATAGCAATACCATCAGCACGTCGAGAAGCAGAACCCACAGAGCCACCTTTAGAGTACTTTTGGGTTTTGCTAGCCATTTCTTTTTTCTCGTGCTTAACCATAGCTTTAGGAGCGCCTTTCTTCTGCATAAACGCCATTTCTTTTTTCATCATTGACTTAGATTCTTTCATAGTACCCTCAACAGTTCCACGCCCGCAGGCTTTTGTTTATCCGACTATCTGGATCATTTGCAGTCTTCGCACTAGTAAGTTTAGCTTTCATGCCTTTCATCCGAGCGCAAAACGAATCACGCCGACTACCCCCTTCCGGCTGGGGCTTCTTCAACCCCGGCTTTCCCGGATTAGCTGCGTTATAAGATGCACGTCCTTTGGCGTTCAAACCACCTTTATCGGACTTACCTTCTTTACGTTGCCATGCAGGTGACTTAGCCATAGAAAATTTGCGCCGAATCAATGTTAAGCATTAGCGCATAAATGCCGTTGACTACCAGCACACCTTCGCCCGGAATAACCGGTGCATTGCTAAAAGTATCAGTGCTATCTATTTCATACGTCATTAACCAACGCCCACTACCACTTACATACGAAGCAACGGTACCCCCAGATATAGTGCCAGAGTTAATATCTGTAAGCGTAAAACTGCTGGAGTTTACAACGGTAATAACATAGTTTCCGTCTGTTGCGGATTCGCTGGAAGCACTATTAAAGTGAATACCAACCGTGTCGCCAGATACTAGCCCGTGTGCAGTTTTTGTCACGGTTACGGTTGTAGTGGAGCGGGCGTAAGTAACACTAGAAGTTACCGGCGCGGTAATTGTATCAAACAGCACCAAAGTGCCATCTGTGCCAGAACCAAAAAATGAAATGCCTTTGACCCGGTTTCTTCCAAGAACAAAAAAACCACTTGAGTTTAAATGACCTTGTTTTACGTCATATTGCATTGTCATAACACACTCCTATTAAGCAGTGCGTGTGAACACGTACGCAGTTGCGCTCGAAAACATGATTGTGTAGCGAGCCAGACCAGTTACGCCCGCAGCAACAGTCAAGTCACCAAAAGACGCGCTACTGTCTACGCCAGCGGTGGACAAGATACCGTTAACAGCAGCAACAATGCTTACAGCACTTGCACCGGCAGTGTTGTCTATGTAGAGGTTAAAAATTGTACCCTGAACCGCACCAAGAGCTGCACCCAACAACGTACCTGTAGGCAGAGTGATTGCAGTAGCTGAGGCTGAAGTAGAAGTGATGTAACCGGTCGCAACTTCCGCGGCGGTAGCCACTGCGGTAGCGTTTATTGCTGATGTTGTAGTGTGGGTAACCGTGCCGACAGCCATGCTGCCGATAAAGCCATTGGTAGAAGTAACGGGACCAGAAAATGTGGTAGAAGCCATTAGAATTTCCTCACTTTGCGAGTTATGCGCATCTGTCTGCAAAGTCGTCAGCCGGGGCTGTCAGATACGCGGGTTGTTCCCGGTTGCGCATTTTATATCATGTTGCTTATTGTGTGTCTACACACTCAACAAAAAGAAAGGGGCCGAAGCCCCTCTCAAATACTGCATGTAGCTAAGCAGCTTAGCTTGCGCCGGGTGAGCCGAAGATACCCAAAGGATCAGACACACCAAACGAGTACCTTTCTCGGCTCTTATATCTGCTGTTTCCAGTATCGAAATCGGCATCCATAGAAGTTGAGATTGGGGTACGTGTGAAGTGTTTCAGACCATTAGGAACGTCGGTGGTCAGGAACCAAGCATTGGTGTCAGTCAGGTAATGGTTAATTGCGTAACCACCGGGGATTGAACCATTGTTTTTCAACGCGTTGATGTCATTGTCCGCTGTGCTAACACGAAGCTCAGTTTCCAAGATGCGGGTTGCAGTGAACTGCAATGCAGGTGGAATGATAAGTTTGTTAGGTTTAGAAGCGATCAAAAGACCACGTTCGTCAGTCCAAGCAGCGATCTGAATTACAGCGGCTTCCAAAGAAGTCTCATTCAAATCCGCAGGAGTTGACGGGGTGTTGCTGTTAGTTCCACCAGACACCAAAGGATGCGCAGTAGAGCACAACACAACGCCGTCACCGTAGGTGGGGCCACCAGAGAAAGCATTGTTCAAAATTGCAGCTGCTTTAACCTGTTTTGTGTATGCCATAGCGCGAGCTAGTGCTTTAGTGTAACGACCAGACAGTGAATCGTACAAGTTGTCCTCAATGGCCTCTTCGGTCAATGAGAAGCCCATAGCGATAGTCTCGTGTGTGTAACGAGCCGTAAAAGCTTCTTGTGCGTTGTCGTATGCCATAGCAGCGCCTTCGTTTTTGACGGGGGCAGCGCTAAAGCCTGACAACTTGGTTTCTTCTTCAAAAGAACGGTCAGAGAGTTCGGATTCGAAAATCTCTTTATGTTCTTCACCATATTTCTTATATTCCAAGCCAAACAAAGCGTTAAGGCCGGGAAGGAGTTCTTTAAGTAGTTGTGCTCTTGAAATTGCCATGTGTTATTGCTCCTTATAAGCCAACTGAATTGTTATAGGAATGGCCCCCGGTCACTACGCTACTAACTATAACGGGCGCATTGAACTTCACAATTGCTTCTGCGAAGAAAGTAGTGCCGCTAGATACGTAGGAAGTGTCTGGTACCACATCCACAATGCGCATTGGCAGAGTAGAAGTTGTAGTTGCCGCCTGTAAGATAGCCACCCGTGAGTTACCGGTAGCAGTAACACCCGCGTTTTGTACCAAAGCACTGTTCAAGCCGATATCCGTATACTGGAGACCTGCAATAACAGTAGTGCCAGATACAACAGCTACTTGGAACAACTGATCTGGGTCATCGGCTACAAAAGCAGAGATGAAACCAGAAGTTACAGTAGTGTTAGCTGGGAAAGACTGGCTAAAGGTAAGTTGATTGGTAACGGTATTTATAAACGAGCAGCCAAGGAACACACCCACAACGCCAGTTGCAGCAACTGCGGTAGTACCTACATCTTTAATAATGGTACCATCTGTGGTGCGAGAAACAACGTCACCAAAGAAAATGCCCGTGTTATAGCCAGAGGCTATGCGCATTTGTCGGGTGGCACCCGCAAACACCTGTCCACCGATTAGGTTAACAGGTTTTAGCCCGTAAGGGGCTGATACTGTTGGAAAAGCCATATGAGACTCCTAAATGTTTAAGTTCCTTTGCCGAAAGTAACTTTGGATGACCGCTCACTAAAAAGCGGCATACGTGGGTCATTTTCGCGCATGAGATTGTTGTCCACAGATCGAATCTGCGCGTCCGCCTGATTTTTATAATAGGCATTACGCTCATCGACCAATTCAACTGGGGCTTTGCAAAGCAGTAGTCCGCCTAGAACAACATTGTCTTTGAAGCGCTCATTTTCAGAGTGCGACAAGAAAATTTCGGGGTGATCTACAGCTTTTACGGGCTCCCAGCCTTCACGTAGTTTGGAGGAAACATTGGTGGGATCAGCTTGACCCCGCATAGATATGCGTATCCATCGAAACGCGTAACCGTCCTGTGGGGTTGGCGACGGAAGTGTTTCCGGCTTAAACCACGACTTCTTACGGGCTACTGCGTCACGGGTGGTTAAATCTCTGCTAAGTCTATTATCAGCCATTTTGTTTCCTCTCTAGTTCTGCAACCTGTGCGGCGTATTGTTCCATAGTAACTCCAAGTCCTCGGGCTCTTGCTTGTTGTGATGGCGAAAGGGTGACCCTTTTAGGGGCCGTGCTCCGCGTAGCGGGTGCCACCACACTGCTTGACTTCCTCCTCTGAGGAGACTCACTTGGAACGTCTTCGTCCGAAAACTGCTCGGGGAAAATCTGTCGTAAACGAGAATCTAACCTCTCGTAGTAAACATCAGAGCCGGGGTCTATACCCTCGCGCTTTAATTTAGTATCTAACCCTAACGCATATGCCGTCATCTCAGGGTTATTGTCATCGCCAAACCATGTGTTCTTTTTGGCCCAAGCTGCTGCCTTTGGATCACTTGGTGCTGCGGCCTGTCTTGGAGGAGCTTGTACCGGAGTTTCTCGCTCTTGTAAAGGGGGTACCTTTATGTTTTGTACCCTCTCCATACGCAGTCTAGCGGTAGTTAGGGATTCTTGTGCAGTTACAAGCGCATCAGAATCACCTGCTTCATAGGCTTCTTTGTACATACGGCGAGCTTCGGCAACCTCAGTTTCCACTGCTTTTTTGGCGTGTTCTACCAGCGCAGTATGACTTTTGTTTACCGATCCTTTGAGCTGCGCATTCTCGTCAGCCATAAGTTTCGCGTAGTTTCTTAGCTCTTCGCGTTCACGTACTGCTTCTTCTTTAGCCCTACGCTCGTCGTGGTAACCACGACTAAAATGCTGGAGACGTTTCTTAACTTTGTTGGCATACGTACCCAACTCTGCATCGGTTAGCTCCTCTGGCGGACCATTGGGCATACGATCTCGGTCTACTTTCGGGGTCGCTACTTCAGGTTCATCAACCTCCGTCTCAACCTCTATATCCTCGTTCTTGGTAGTCTCTATTACCTTGTCACTAAGGGGGTCCATTCGACCCACCGCACCTTCGATTTCAAATTCGCGGTCTCCTTTTTTACTTACCACGTCCTTATCGGGGTCGGGGAACTCATACTCTACAGTTTGCATTACCATGTTTTATTCCTCTAGGCACGGGCTATGGCTTTATGGTTAGGAACAGTTGCCTCGATTGAATCATCGTTCATCAGTCGATACTCTTGGTTCCCAATCTTAAAACGCGTTCCGGTATTAGTTCTAAACATCACATAGTCACCCGGTTTGCACCAAGGACCAGTTGGGTATCGCTCTTTATCTGCATACGCTTGAGGCCCAAGCTCTAGTACCATGCCAGCAGTAGACAGAATGTACTCGTCCCGTACTGTTTTGGTCGCTTTAAGGATTGTTCCTTCCTCAAAAGTCTCCTCTACAGGGACAAGCGCAATCAATATCTTGTAACCTACTGGGTGGGGGATATTAGCCTCTCGTTCCATATCCTCCTTTTCTATTTTTGCTTTGCGTTGTAGTTCTAACTCAGTCATCATTTTGTTCCCTTTGGTGCCGCACAAGGTCATTTAACTCACGTCGGGCGGTCGCTAGACCTCGGATAGCGCCACACGCTTCTCTATATTCTGCAAAGTCTTTGGGACCTCCAGAGTGTAGAAATTCTTCGATGCTTCGTTGCTGGTCAACGAGTTTTTCTTCTAATACGTCAAAAACGGTTTTAGCCATAATTTAGCGCCCGAATGGGGGTTTTTTGGGTGGCGGAGCTTGCTGCTTCTGCTGCATAGACATCATTACTTTAGCTGCGTCTATGTCAGCCTTGCGCTTGCCCTGCTTTCCTTGGTCATCAAGCCGCACACCTTCTATGGTAGCGTTGATGTGTACCTTCTGACCTTCTAGCTCTAACTTCTGCTTGGCGAGAGCAATATCAGCCTGATCTTTAGCTACTTTGCGCTGTACGTCTTGCGCTTTAATATCTACTTCTTGTTTCTGCAACTGGAACGCTGGGTCTTGAGCCTGTTGTTCACCTTGCTGCTGTGCAGCTTGTTGCTGGTGAGCTTGGGTGACCTGACGTCCAGCGTCTGCTAGAAGTCTAGAGAGTTGCAACTCCATCTCTTCCGGCATTTCTTCGCTTGGTGCGGGTAATGGAACGCCCAGTTTATCTTCCATTTGTTTGCGATACGCAAATGCCAAGTGTTCTGCCATATGCGCTTGTAACGCTCCCATAACTTGCTGCGCCATTGGATTTTGTCCAATAGTTGCCATAATCATCGGGTCTTGCATAAACGCTTGGTGCGTAGCCATGTGTGCGTCATGGTCTTGGTACATAAACGCCTTCATGGGTTTACCCACGAGAGCCGCCATGTTCTCACTTACTGGATCGGCTGGTTTAGAATCATCTGAGTTAGGAACCAGCTTGTCTGCATTCTTAACGCCTAACACCTCGATCATCTGCCGGTGTAACTGTGGTAGGTCGTATATCTGTGGAGCACCCTGTGCCATCTGCAACACCGCTTGGTACTGCACTACACGCTGCGCCATCGTGCTGCTGTTAGGATCGCTGACGGGAATAACTTCTACCATCGCATAGTCGGCTTGACGTGCGCGTGGCTCACCACGGTCAGGGACATACCCATATTCCTGTGGGGCGTATTCAGCAATGAGAGTCTTAAGTAATTTAAACTCCTGCTTCATCGCGTAATGAACGCGAGCTTGTACCGCTGCCATCGGCTTTAACGTGCGTTCCAAAAGGGCAAGTGTAGTCCCCACTGGCGCATTAGCACTCATATCACTGATGTTCATATCTGAGATAGCGCCGAGACGCCGTCCTTCTTCAGTAATCTGATTCAGCAGCGCCAGCAGGGTCTGGCTAGGTTCTTTATATGGTAGTGGCAGGATGTTGTCGCGTATGGAACCGCTAGGGACATCCACATCTCTAAACTCACCCGGAGCGATGGGGGTATCGTCGCCTTTAACTCGCAGTCCGCGTGTCTTGAGCCCCCCGGGTAAGTTACTCAGTGTGCCAGCGTCTACCAACTGGCGAATTAGTGAGGTGCCCGCTTTAGCGTAACCTCCAATGATGTGTATAAGACCAAGACCATAGAAACCAAATCCCGGTACGTACACATAATGTACAAAGTGTTGTCTTTTAAGTTTCAGCGGGTCATCAGGGTTCCAGTTACGGCGTATGGACAGCACGGTGTCAGTGCCCTTTTCAATAGTGACTACGTACGGCACGGGAAGCTGATCCCCTTCTCCCTCATCTACTTCCGCTCCTTCAATTACGAGGTCTGCGTGAATTTCATACACGGCGTAACGGTGGTCATGGGTAACAGTAAACCCACCCTCTTTAGCTTTCTTCTCTTCAATGTCGGTGTGGTAGGAGACGGGGTCGCCAAGTTCTACGTCACGGTAAAAACCCGCTGCCTGCAACTTAGCCATCTCGTTTACAGTTTTGCGCATGACGTGTGTAACACGTTCAGCAGACTCTAGATGTGACGCGCCGTACGGTACAATTACATCTTCCGCTGGGAGGTACATCGCCACTTGGCGTCCACGGGACGGATCGAAATATACTTTTTTAAATGCTGAACCAGCTAACCCTAAGGAGTACAACATCCGCTCATGCTCCGGGCGATACTCAGTCATCACCTCGGTTAACTCATAGTTCATGTCGGCTTTTACGCGCTCTGCGGCTTCTGTTTTGTCTTTAGTTTCTTCGCCTATAATCTTGGCTCGTACTGGCCCCATCGCAGGGAAAGTCTCGCTCATAGACTCGGCTTGGAACCGGATAGCTGCCTCGGCAAGAATAGTGGAATAAACACCGCAGGCGTCTTCCCACGGGTCAGTTCTCATCTCGTACTTGAACCCAATACTTTCTAACCCTTTAACGAATGTGTCCGCCCAGTCCTTGCGTCCTTGAATGTCAGACTCAACTTCGCCCATGATGTCAGTGGCTAGCTCGGTTAACGTACCTTCATCTAAGTAGTCCGCGAGATTGGCATCAAACGGAGCAGACTCAATGGTATCGTCCGTAGTGTCCCCGAAAGTAATTTCAATAGAGCCGTCATCAAGTGCTATAGTGGTGGGTGCATCAAGGACTATATCAAGCCCAACATCCATACCTAGCCCATTAAGACCAGCGAGCCCTGTCGGTGCCGCATACAAACTCTTTTCAATTGCCATGTTTGTTTCCCTTATTTGCTACGGACTAGATCAAGGATCATCTCATCCAACGTTTTTTCTTCCGGCGAATGTACTCTAGTAACCCCATACAACGCTTCTTGTTCCGGGGTTAACCAGTTGCTAAACCCCTCAGAAATTGCTTTGTACAT